GGCGGCGACCCTGCCGCGAAACTTTCCGTGTGGGGCTACGAAGGAGCGTTCTCATAATGGCCGAGTTCCAGTACCTCCATGGCCTCAACTCCATGGTTCAGGACATGCAAGCTGAGGCGTACCTGTACGCGTCGTCGGGCACTGTCGGTATTGCCGCGACGGGTGTCATCGACGGTTTGGTGGTCACTCAGGCCCTCACCGCGAACGGCACTGTCCTGATCGGCACCGGTGCGTGCATCAACCAGGCATCCCTTGGTCAGGGTGGGTCCCGGCTCATCAACCCGTCCCAGAAGACGCTGGACATCTTCACGGCGAACCCGATGGGTGGGCTGCCACGAAACGACATCGTGGTGTTCGACTCGATCACTGCCACGATCCTGGCCATCATCGGCGTCCCGAACGCGACCCCCACAGACCCGACCGTGCCCAACACTGCCGTGGCACTGGCACGGTTGCGGAACCTCGCCTCAGCGACCACGATCCCGACCGCGCAGATCGACTCCCTCATCGTGGGCACGACGCTGCGGGGCGCCGTCAACCCACCCGGTAGCGCCACGCCGACCGGGCCTGTAGTGACGTGGGCGACGGCCACGTCCGGCTATGTGGCGACTGGCACCACCATCATTTCCCCGGTAACGCTTCCAGCGGTGGGATGCGCCACCCGTGTCTTTATCCAGGCCGAGGGCGCAGCAGGCTTCAACTCGGTGGGGATAGATGTGGGGCTGAGTATTGCCGGTTCGCTGTCGGTGACCCAGACTCCTACGACGCCACTGGTTCGGGCTGTGGCTGCTTTGTATACCAGGGTGACTCAGTCGGGGTACATGGATATCCCCGCCAACACGAGCGCGACGGTCAGCCTCGCGGGTTTGTCGCAGTTCGGCGGCAACAGCGCGTACTTCGTTGTCTCAATGACCCTCACCCGCGTGAACGTCTGACATGACCTTCGAGGTTTACGCCACGCGCTGGGATTCAGGATTCATAGTCGAGGAGTTGATTCCAGCCCGCGGGCTCGAGTTCACCCTGCCCCTCTCCGACCATGGCGAGTGCTCATTCTCCGCAACAGTGGAGCCGCGCCGCTCGTTCTGGCGGCCGGCCCTGTCGTGTGCGATGTCCGGGATCCTGGTCTGCAGGGACGGTGTGCCGATGTGGTCGGGCATGATGCTCCCAGAGAAGCAATCCGGCGCGAGGACCTACGACTTCACTGCGGTGGAGTGGGGTGCGTTCTTTGAGGGTTGCCCGGCAGTGCCGCTGGCTCTGACGAACACGAACGACCACGTCCTCCAGCGGCGTCTCATCTCCGACGCGCAGGCCATTGCCGGGCAGGATGTGGGGATCATCCTCGGGTCGACACTCGGGGCGAGCATCTCGGATCTGACGCGGAACCCGTGGGACACCACAATGGTAGAGGAGGAGTTCCGCAGGCTCGGAGAAGCCAAGAATGGGCCTGAGTGGTACTTCAACACGACTGGCACCCTTGAGAACCCGACCCGGACCCTCGTCCAAGGCGACAGGCTCGGCTCGCTCGATCCGGTGACAGTGCTCGAGTACGTGGAGGACACCGAGGCTTGGGTGCCACCTGAGGCCCCGCCCGTGGTGACCCTGCTGGGAAACCTGTTCCCTGGCGCCCAGCCTTACGCCGTGATCGGTGGCAGGCGTGGGGGCAACGTCATTTCGCATCCGGCCCGGCAGCAGTCGCCCGGCATCACGGTCGCCATCGCGGTCGGCGCTGGCGACCAACTAGCGCAGCTGAGAAAGACGGCCACAGCGAGCTCCCTCCTGGCTGCGGGCTACCCGAGGCGCACAAAAACGACGACGTACACGGACGTGACCGACCCAGCCACGCTCCAGCGCCACGCTGACGCCGACCTCGCAGCCGGTTCGGGCATGACAACCGTGTTCACACTTACCACATTCGAGGATGACCCGGACTGGACGGGCGTGGCTCGCGGCGACACGGTGCGCGTGGAGCTCGACACGGACGTTTTTGCAAGCGAGCGGCCTTTGGTGTTCACGTCGCGGGTATTGGACATGGCGGTCCATGTCCCGGATGACGGCCGCGTCCAATGCAACTGGACACTTGCCGACACGAAGGAGTTCTGATGTCGCGTCTTCCGAGCACTGGCCCGAGTTTGCAACGGTACCTACGTCAGCAGGCGCGTGCGGCGCAGCGTCAGCAGCAGTCGTCCGCGTTCAACCTCTCCGGCACGTCCGTGGTCGCGGCGGATGTCACGGAGGTCGATGGCACCCTGAACGTCGTCGGCAACCTTGACGTCTCTGGCACTGCGAACTTTGACGGGAACACGACGATCGGCGGCAACGCGGCCATCACCGGTACCCTCAGCCTTCCGAGCGGCATCATAAACAATGACGCGCTGGCGAACCCGATTCAGGTCCAGTCCATCTACCTCGACGCGAGGAACTTCACGCTTGGCACGAGCTGGGTAACCCTCGCGGCGCAGGCCATCGCAGTCCCCGCGGGGTTTACCAAGGCGTTGGTGGTCGTGACTGGCCAGGTGGGTTGCTACAACCCGCACACCACGGGGGGGTCCGACGGCGTAGGAGGCGACTTCCTTCTCTGTCAGCCATACGTCGGCGCGGTAACTGGCAATGCGCTCGGCGCCCAGTTTCCGGGTAGCAACTGGTGGGGCAACGCGGTGACATCGCTGTCTACTGTCTTGACCGGGCTTAGCGGTGGCGGAACCTTCGATGTGGGAATCCAAGCCCACATCGACTACACCGCCATGCCAGCCTACGCAGCCAATGAGGCCACCCTGTCCGGCAATATCCTCTGGTTCCGCTAGAGGTACTGCGGGCAGAACGCCGTGATCGACGCCTGACGCCACGCGGTGTAGACCGACATCCACCCCGCATACGACGAGACGCCCACACCCTCGGCAGCCTTTGCAGAGTAGGCAGACGTCACCATCTGCCAGTACGCCGCGCTTGTCTGACCCGCGGCGATGTCGGCGCAGACGCCACTACCCATCAGGATGAGGTCGGCATCGCTCTGGGAGTCGATCATGGTCCCCGCGCCAGCCTGATGCACGGTTGCCAGGAAGGTTGCCGTTGATGATGTGGAGCGCAGGGGGGCGACCGAGGGCGACTTGACGCCACCGACCGCAAGCAGACCGACCGCGAGCAGACCGACCACAACCAAACCAGCCATGACGGACCCCCCGACTGCGAGTTGAGCCTTCACTTCTCCTCTTCCTTGATGCTCTCGGTTTTCACGTAGGACTCTAGGGCTGCGCGGATGACCTCGGAGAGATATTCGTCGTTTTGGTCTGCCTTGGCCATGGCCGCGTCCCGGAGTTTGGATGGTATGCGGAAGGTCATCCTGACCATCGGCTTGCGTGGTGTCATGCCGTAAGTCTGCACACGTGTCATGACGTTGTCAATAGGTCAACCCGACCAACTTTCCCCTCGACCTCGGAGGTTTCCTTGACGACCTACACGTTCACAGGTGCCGTCGCCTACGACCGCCTCGGCAGCAGCTGGCGCACCGCTGCGGGTCTGCGCTCCGTGTCCGTCACAGACCCCGCCACCGGGCTCCTGCCTGCGAACCTGGTCCAGGGTGGCGTGGCCGTGTCGTGGCTGACCGCCGACGCAAACTCCCGCTACAGCTTCACCTGTGATGTCCCCGGTGTCGTCGTCGACTTCGGGGCAGGCGCGGAAGCGTTGTACGCCAACGAGGTCCCCGGGCTCGCCATCGCAGCAGGCGGTGTCAACGGTGCCGCGATCGACGCCCGGATGAAGTGGGCACCGACCACGGCCTACACGCTTGGGCAGCAGATCCTCTCCCCGAACAACGACGTCGTATCCGCCATCGCAGCGCACACGTCCGGAGGCAGCTTCACCCCGGCCAACTGGACCCTTAGTTCCACCTATGACCGCAGGCGAGTCTTCAACGTCAAGTCATACGGCGCGACGGGCGACGGGGTAACCGACGATACCGCTGCCATCTCCGCCGCCATTGCAGCAGCCCACGCATCAACCGGGGCAACCCTCTACCAGAATGCCGTCGTCTACTTCCCAGACGGCATCTACCTCACAGATCAGATCAACCTCGCCACGATGAAGGTCACCCTGAACGGCTCGGGGTCACAAACCACCACCATCAAAGCCAAGACCGGGCAGACGGACTACCTCATCAAATGCCCAGGCACCTGGGCAGCGATTGCGCCGAATAACCTATGGCGTACTCGTATGGGTGGCTTCAAGCTCCAAGGGACCAGTGCGTCCGCTGCGTCCGCGTTCGTCCCCGCTGACGCCACTGCCGTAGCACCCGGAGGTCTCAAACTGGACTTCGCCGGATCTATCGACCTGTTCGATGTCTCGGCGCGTGAGTTCGGTGGCCCTGATCTGTGGCTACACAATGTCATCTTGTCACGGTTCTCAAACATCGTCCTCAACCGTCCTGTCGGTGCGGACACCAACGCCGTCCCTTACTTCTACTCGATGGGTTGGACCAACGAGAATAAGTTCAGCGACTTCTTGTTCCAGTCGCTAGTCACGACCCTTGACGGTCCCGCTGTTGTGTGGATCGACCAGGACTCGGCCTATGCGAGCATGAACCAAGGCGTGTGGAGCGGAACCCAGTTTGAGTTCATGCACACTCCGAGCAATGGCGCGATCTGGGATGTGCGCTCCTCGACTACCGTCTTCCGCGACTCTCTCTATGAGGATTGCGTCCCACAAGCGACACCTGTGAACACGTCCGTAATGCGGATGCGAGGGACGGGCGTGAGTGGAGGGCTCGGCGGCGGCAACCTT